GCGGCCAGCGCCCCGGCGTATAGTTGGCAGGTGGCGATGCGCAGATTCACCTTCCCTGCCATCTCATCAAAACAGCGCGCCTTGTCCCCGCCGTCCTCCTCACGGTGGGTGAAGTAGGCCGCTACCGGCTGCCTGGGCCACGCCTTCAGTTTGTGCAGCCGGTCGCCCTCGAAGTAGGCCAGCAGATACACAGCGTCACATTTGCCGTCGGGCCCCGAGCTCACGGACCAGCCCAGACCATCGCGCAGGTAGCGCGCCATGCGAGGCAGCACGCGGTCATCCATGATGTTCTGGCAGATGACGTGAACTCGAGGCCCCAAAGTACAACTCCTTTTCTAGAGCAGATCGACCAGCCACACAGCCTGGGGCCTGATGATCCCAAAGGCATATCGCCCCTCAGCCAGGATGGCAACGATGTTGCGCACGAAGAAGTCCTCGTGGCTATCAGTGACCAAGATGGTCGCCTGCTCGCGGTCCCAGATCACCACTTTACTCCAGTCGGCCAGGATAGCCCGGCCCGCAGGCCAGCCGGCACAGACCACCACCGGGTAGCCCCACAGCGTTTTCGGAGTATTGTTGAACGGGCCGCCGCCGTAGTACTGATTGACCAGATCCTGCGCGGTCTCGATGGCCTCCCAGTCGGTCGGGTTGATCACCCAGGCGGTCGGCGTGGAAAGGCCAAAGACCTGAATGTTCGTCACCGCCCGGCGAGTCGTAGCCAAGACCGTGCCCAGGAAGCCCTGCCCCATCACGCCGGGGTAGTTGGCGATCCCCAGGAAGTTCTCGCCAACGCCGTCGCCGAGGAGGATGTTATCCTCCAGCTTCTCAATCAGGTCACTGCGCAGTTCGTTGTCGATCAGCCCGCGCATCTGCGCCGCATCGCTGAGCGCCCGCCTCGTCGCCGCAACCCATACGGCGATGGTCTTGACGTGCTCGTACACCTTCTCAAAGTACATCGCCCCCTGGGGTTTCTCGCCGGAGATCTCGCCGGTCGCCCCGGTGTAGATCTTGACATTGGCCTCAGCGACCGCCGCGGCCTCAGTGACCTTCTTGGTCTGGCGCACGTACTCCACAACGTCGCTCGTAGTAGAGCGGCGGTTCACCAGGCCCAGAGCGGTCAGTTGTCGGCGGCCCAGCGGGTCATAGATCCCGGTGATGTCCGGGTTGACGAACGCGCCAGCACTAAAAACGTTCGCTCCGGTGATCAGGTCCTTGAACTCTACAGGCGGAGAGCGGAAGCCCTTCGCGCTGTCGGAAATCTGGCCGTTTGGAGCCATGTTCTTGTGCCAGGCCAGCCACGAGGGGGCGCTGTTGAATTGATCGCCGAGGGTCAAGACCTTGCCGGACCGGACGGGGTCTTGCCTGGTCTGCGGCGCATCGCCCAGGGGCACCCCGGCGCCAAGGTCCAGGATCGCTTTACGCAAGGCCGCATCACTCTCTTCGATCTTCATCTGGGCCTTGTGCGTGTTGGCCTCCTCGATGAAATCATGCATCTGCTTGCGTTCATCTGGCGTCCGCTCGCGCTTCTCATCATCCGCCTTTTGGTGGATGGCTTCAGCGGCGGCCCTGGCCGCAAAGAAAAGTTCTCTTGTGTTAGTCATCTTTCTCCTCATCAGAATAGAGCTTCAGTAACTTCAAATCATCCCGATCATCACGCGCCGCGAGGGTGCTTGACTGAGGCTCCTTGTCCGTACCCGTAGAGAGAGTACTCTCTCTACGGGTCTTGTCCGTGGCCCCGTCGTCGCCGTCGTGGTCGCTATCGCTATCTGCCGTTTCCAGCAGTCCAGCGTCCTTCAGAACCTCATTGAGCGTCTCCAGGGCAGCCATGATGCGCTCGGCGTTGCGCCGGGCCAGCACGCGGCCGGCCTTGGTCTCGCCGTTCCAGTCGGCCTTGGGCACATCCATGTCCTCAGCCGCGTACATCCGCGTGAGTTTGGCAATGGCCGCCGCCTTGCCCGGCCCCTCGTAGACGTTGCCACGATAACCGCCATGCAGCGCTGCCCAGGCCGCACCCATCAATCGGTGATCGGGGTCGCCGTTCACGGCGCGCACGCGCAAGTGCCAGGTAGTCACGGTCTCGGGGTCTTCCACCACCAGGTAGTGACCAGCCGGGTGCTCGCCGTCGGCCTCGGTGCGGGTGACGGCCTTGTCAGCGGCTTTGATGGCCAGCGTCTGCGTGTTCACACCTGCACCGCGTTGGACAGGAGCCGCAGCGATGACGTGCATCTTTCGCAGAAAGCGCACCTCTTTGCCGTCGAAAACGCCGGGCGCGCTATCCTCGACCTCGAAGGTATAGCTCCACTGTTGGAGCGGCCCGACGTTCTTCAGGGTGGAGTAATGCTCCTTGCCCCCGGCCGTATCCAGAAAGAAGCGGCCATTGACCACGGCGTCGTTGCCCTGCTCCCCGATTTCCCCCACGCCCACAGGCAAGGTCTTGTCGTTGTGGCCGTAAGCCTCGATGAGCACGCTTTGCTTCCCGAACGCACCAGGCACAGTCACGTCCCCCTGGTGATCCACCACATTTAAGGTAGCGAACCGGGCAGAGAAAGTGCCCTGGGTGTCATCCTTCGCCTCAAATGCCCCGATGAATACTTTGTGTGCCATCATTCCCTCCCGAATGTCACCGAACACCGACAATTCGCATTGTTCTCAGCCCCGCCCGCAGGATCGCCGGGCCAGAGCTGGCCGTTACTGAAGCGTTCGTCCAGGGCCACGGTCTCGCCATCGAGCGCCGCGTGCGCTTCGCGCGGATTGGCTGAGTTGGTTTGCCATGTTTTCGTTTTCAGCCCCGCCTGCTCCGCGCCCTGGAAACTACCGAATGTGCTCGCCGTGGTAACCTTCGAGGCGGCGATCTCCGGCGCGCGCACGTCTATCGCCAGGGCGAACAGCGCCAAAGCGGCCGTCCGGGGCGCGTCATCCTTCAGCGCCTGGATCAGGCCGTCGCGCGTGGTGGCGTTGATCTCCTCAGCCGCGATGCGGGCGTTTTCCTCAAGCCAGGGCAGCATCCGGTCGCTGTCCAGCTCAATGTCCAGTTGGTCGGCGATATGCTTTGCCCACACCGTCGCCGTGGCCACGTTGAGGCGGTAGATGTCATCGTGCAATTCGTCGTCCCAACGCTCTTCGTCCCAGAGGTCGCCGATGTCGGCCTTGCGAGATTTCTCCGGAACCTTGCCGACGATGGTATCTTGCTGGCGCTTGAAATGATGGGCCATCACCTGGGCCCACTTGATCTCGTGCCTCTCACGCAAGCCGGGTTGCGACGGGTCGATCTGTCCCTCACGGCGCGCCTTGACGCCAGCCGTCAGCGCCTTCGGTGGCGGGGCGCTATCGCGCGGACTGGCCTGCCCGCCGACCAGCACGTTGAGCGGGGTCACCAGCCGATCGGCGTCGCCGCCCATCGAGGGCAGGTTCATCCGGGCGCGGGCCTCGTTGGCGGTCATCCACGGCCGGCCCACGGCGCTCTGTAATGCGGTCGTCTGCGCCTCGAAGGATCCCTTGAGTTTCTCCTGAATGTTGAACTCAACGTACACGCCGGGCGTCTTGTCCAGATCGGGCAGCAGTTGTAGCTCAATGTCACCCTCGATCATCGCGCACCACGGCCCCAGGGAATCTTGATAGAGGTTCTGGTGCTGTTCTGAGATGTTTGAAAATGTCGCGTTATCCAGAATGCCCACCATTGTCAGCGGAATGTGATAGGCCCGCGCGCACTCCTCACGGGTCAGCTTGCGCCCGGCCAGGTACTCGGACTCCTGGGCATTGAAGGAGGATTCTTTCCAACTCATCCCCTCTTCCAGGATGGCCGTCTTGCCGCTGTTCTCTGAGCCGCTGTAGAGCGCCTCGAACTCGGCCTTGAATCGCTCGCGGGCGTCCTTTGACCAGGTGGGGGCCTCTACCGGGCGCTGAATGACGCCGTTCATCCGCGCGCTGTTGGCCCAGAAGTGCTCGCGATAATCGCCGGCGGCGTGCTCCTCGGCCAGCACCCGGCGTAGGGTCTCCAGAGGACTGAGGCCGGATATAGGATCCAGCGGGTTGTAGCCGCGGAAGTGGATGATTCCCTCCGGCTCGACCTTGAGCAGAGAGCCTGCCAGGGTGACCTCGTAACGCACGGGCACGATCCCGCCATAGACCGTTACCCACGGCGGGGGCACACGCAGGAGCGAGAATCGGCCCGGCGTCTGCACCTTGAGCCAGTAAGCGTTGAAGTAGATCCCCAGGTCGGCCATCAGGGACTCGATCAAGTGGTAACGGCTCGTTTTCATTTCCGGGGGCAGGGGCTGCTCGATCAACTTTGCTAGGGGATGGTCACGCAACCGTCGCCTGTCCGTTTCGCCGACCCTCTGAAAGACGTGTAGCCCCAGTTGGGCCACATTTCTAGAAAGAAAATCGACGCAGGTTCTTACGTTGGGCTGGGTTTTGTACAGCGTGGCGTAGTCGTAATGATAACTGTCGTACATCCTCATGGAGCCGTAGCTGTAACTCGGCGACCAGGCCGTTTCTATCCCCGTCAGGCTGCCCAAACTTTGCACAGTTGGCATCAGGTTATCACCTGCAGGAAGCTCACGTTCTCGTAAGGGATCAAGGTTTCCCCGTCCAACGGCACGACTTCCCCACGCGCCTTCAGTAACTCCACATTCCGCAACACCAGATACCCGCTCCGCCTCTGCCACAACACGCCGCGAAATGCCGGGGCGTCAGCGCCCTTCAGGTTCGCGATCACTCGCCTGAGCGTCGGGTAGCGGTCGAATAGTCGCACGTCTCTCCTCGTTGGCCATCATCTTGCGCGCGCGGGCCTCGATGGTCAGCGCCTCGGCCTCAATGCGCGCCCGGCTCGTAGCATCGCGCGTCCGCAGCGCCTGCTTGCGCAACCGCGCGGCGCGGGCCAGAAGATCCGCCGCAATGCGTTGCTGGCTCATGCGCTCTCCAATCCGTGATCCTCATATACCGAGCGCTTGGGCTTTTCCCGGCGCATCGCCCGGTCCAAAGCCATCAAGAGCGCCACGACGCCATCTATTTTTCCCTGACTCGCCGCTTTATCAGGTTTGAGATTACCGGCTGGGTCTTGGGAGACGGCCACGTTATCGGCCATCCAGGTCAGGATCGGGTTGTTGCCGTGATGCAGCTTTTTCAAAAGCAGGCGCTTCTCAAACTCTTTGGTCAGCGGCGCAAAGGACATGAACCCCTGTCCCATGCCATAAACGGTCAGCCCCTCGTCCTGCAATTCCTGGCTCACGCCGTAAGCCTGGAACAGGCGGTCGATGTTCAGGTCGATCAGTTGGAAGCGTCCGGCGTCCTCCAGGATCTGCTTTTTCACGAAACCGTAGTCCACGGCGCTCCCCGGCGTGGTCTGTAGCCAGCCATCGCGCGCCCAGACCTGATACTGCGCCTGATAGCGGTTGCCGTCGTCGGTCAACTTGTCCTCCGGGCACCAGAAGCGGGCCAGGATGTCCAGCGCTTCCGGGTCATCGTCGTGCGGGAACACCATCACCCAGGCGGTCAGGTCGGAGACCGATGATAGATCCAGGCCGCCGTAGCAGAGCCGGCCCTCGAGATCGCCCTCATCTACCACGCCAGCGTTCTCGTTCCACAGCGCAACGTCGATCCAGCGGTTCGATTGCTGCGTCCACTGACAGAGATGGAAACGGCGAAAGGTGTTCTGCGCCGATGGCATCCGCTTTGCCTGGTCACGCTGCGCAATCAGATCGTCAGGGTTCACGGTGATACCGTAGTTCGGGTTGACCTGTGCCCACACGGATGGGTCTGTCCAGTCGGATCCGTCCTCGGCATAGGACATGAAGGTGAACCAGGTATCATCCTGGATCGTGTTCTCCAGGATCTCCCGCGAATACTCATGGTGCTCGTAGCACACGCTCTGGCGGTCGTAACCAGCGGTGGTCGTCTCAATCTGAATGGGCTGTCGCCGCGCACCCATCGCCGTGCGAAGGATGTCGATCATCGCCCGGCTTTTATGTTCGTGCACTTCATCGATCAGCGCGCCGTGCACGTTCAGTCCGCTCTGTGTATCCTGGTCGGCCCCCAGGGGCACGAACTTGCTGCGCCACTTTTCTATAACCAGTGTGGAACTGGATTTGTAAACCTGAATGAGCTTGCTGAGCGCGGGAGATTTCAGGCGCATCTCCCTGGCCTCATCCCAAGTCAATTTAGCCTGGTCGCGCTTGGTCGCCGCCGCATAGATTTCAGCCCCTGGCTCCCCGTCTGCCGAGAGAAGATAGAGACCGATCCCGGCCACGAAGGTCGTCTTGCCGTTCTTGCGCGGAACCTCGATATAGACAGTACGGAACCGCCGCGTGCCATCCGCCCGTTTCCAACCGAAGACCACCCAGAGGATGAACAGCTCCCAGCCCTCCAGGATGAAAGGCTGCCCGGCCCACTTCCCCTTGCTGTGGCATAGGAAGCCGAAGAACTCGATCACATGCTGAGCTGCGGCCCGGTCGAAATGCAGGTCGCGCCCCGCGCCAGTTTCCAGGTCGCGTAACTGGCGTTCTACCGCCAGCCGGACGGCTTTGCAGGCGGGAATGGATCCATCTATCGCCCCATGGATGTACGCCTGGACAGGATGAAGGGTCAACGCTCCACGTCCTCTTTTTCGGGTTCATTGAAAAAGCGCACCCGGTCAAGGTATGCGCTCATTTCGTCTATCGGTTTCGGCTCGGGAACGCTCAGACGGGAACGGTCGCTGGGCGTCAGGCCGAAGCGGGAACAGAAAGCGAGATATTGCGTCCAGCACTTGTGCATCTGGGCCACAGCCGGTCTCGGTCCTTCATAGCCCGTGGTCGTTGTCCTGGTCGTGGCCGTTTCCTTGACCGTGGTGATGGTGAACGTCCATCCACTCTCGGCAATGTCCCTCACCGCCCGCACGTACATCGCCCACCACTGGCAGCCGCCGGCGATCGCGCCACGATCCAGAGCCGTGAGCAGGCCGAGCGCGCTCAGTTGGGGCACGACGCGATTCCACTCGCGCTTGGCCTCGGGCAAGAGCCAGCCGGGGCGCGTAGGAATGGCGGGATCAGGCTGCGGTTCGTTGGCGTTGACCCTATCGGGCCGCGCCGTGCCCTGCAAGCGCTTCAATTGACTCGGTTTTCTAGGCCGTCCTGCCACGATACCCCCTGAAGGCATATTGACGGTGCATAAGCAAGCT